GATAAATGACCCTTCGATACTTATCCGTGGAATGCCATACCTTTGAACCGTACCAACTTCCGCACTCGCCACATTTAATCTTTGATGAGAAAATGTTGACGCCGCTGTATTTCTTACCTCCGCCATATCTCTTCTGGATTTCTGCCTGCACCAAACCGAATGTCTCTGGCTGTATGATTGCCTCATGGTTTCCTTCCACATAGTACTGTGGGATTTCACCCTCATTCTTCTTTGTCTTTTTTTGCAAAAAATCCACCGTATAGGATTTCTGTAACAATGCATCCCCTTTATACTTCTCATTCGTAAGGATACTTTCTACCGTCTCCTGATACCATTTATCCTTACCTCCTGGGGATTTAATCCCCCTTGACATCAGTTGCTTTGCTATAGTATGGTAAGACAAGCCACTAAGGAACATCTTGTAAATCAGTTTTACTGCTTTTGCTTGTTCTTCATTTACTACAAAGCCACCTTTGGGTCCTCTGTCATAACCAAGGAACCTTTTATAAGCTACACTTGCTTTACCGTCTGCAAAACGTTTCCTCTGCCCCCATGTGGTATTCTCTGAAATGCTCCGGCTTTCCTCCTGTGCCAAGGAAGACATAATCGTAATAAGAAGTTCTCCTTTTGCATCCAATGTCCAGATATTCTCTTTTTCAAAATAAATCTCAATGCCCTGTTCTTTCAGTTTTCTCACTGTCGTAAGGCTGTCTACTGTATTTCGTGCAAATCGGCTAACCGACTTGGTAATGATAAGGTCTATTTTTCCTTCTATAGCATCCTCAACTATCTGCTTAAATCCTTCACGGTGTTTGGTATTTGTAGCCGATATACCTTCATCACTATACATTCCTACAAACTCCCAATCATCTCGGCTTTGGATATAAGTTGAATAGTAATCCATCTGTGCCTGATAACTGCTCTGCTGTTCTTCTAAATCTGTTGATACTCTGGCATATCCTGCCACCCTTCGTTTCTTCGCTTTACCAATCGGCTGAGCAGTAACTCTGTTTATGGTAGCTGGGATCGTCGTTACTCTCTTTGCCATTCTAAATTCCTCCCATCTTTATGATTAAATATGGCTTTGTCATCAAACAAGATGACCTCTTCTACCTCTTGGATGAAGCTTACTTCATAATTTGTCTTATCTCCAAGTAAGGTTGCAGTAGCTTTTCTTAATTCATCTTCATCAAATGATTTCAAATTGCAAAAAGCCATTTTATGCTTTCTCTGCCCGTTGCAAGTCCACCTTTCGTAATACTCTCGAACGGTAGTTTTACTGTGAGCAATTGGATTTCTAATGCAGTTTGATCCGCATTTTCCACATTTAATTCTTCCTGTAAAACAGGTTCTTCCTCTCGGCTTTGAGGAGTAATCCCTTGCCCACTTCTTGATCTTTCCATTCTTAAAGAGGAATTCTATCCTATCATCGAAAACTGAAACCGTATCGATTTCCCTTTGAAATCTAGCTTCATCCAGAACCTTTTCTCCCAAGACAAATGCTGAAGCCGACCCAAGTAAATCTTCATCAATCGGCTGCATATCGCAGAATTTTCTTCCCTTGGTTTCACACGCATTACATACCCATCTCTTATAGGAAGTTCTTTCTGTTGTTTTGCTATGTGCAATATTTCTACGGCTGCATTTATATCCACATTTACCGCATTGGATTTTGCCAGTAAAGCAAGTAACCTGCTTATTTTTATTTGATGCGGTCTCACCACGCTCCACACGTGCATTCTGTACCGCTTGGAACAACTCGTTACTGATAATCGGTTCGTGTGCCTCTTCCACCCGATACTTTGGCAGTTTACCATAATTGAGACTTCTCTTTCTTATTTTGGGTGAGTAGCTTTTCTGCAACACCAGGTTTCCAATGTAAATCTCATTTTGGAGAATGTCCTTGATGGATGCCCTTGACAATGGATTTCCATTAATTCCAACTACCCCTTTTTTATTAAGTAACTTAGGTAACTGTAGTGTGGAAACACCTGCAAGGTACTGTTCAAAAATAATTCTAACCACCTCTGCTTCTTTGGGAACAATTCGGTATTGCCCACCGTCCCATTCATAACCAATGGCTCTACTCGCTGAATGTGGTTCTCCTCTTTCAAATCCTTTTTTGATGGCCCATTTAATGTTCTCCGACATACTTCTGCTTTCTTCTTGTGCGAAGGATGCCAAAATGGTCAGCAATAGTTCTCCATCTCCACTCATGGAGCTGATGTTTTCTCTTTCAAACCGCACCTCAACTCCGATATCCTTCAGATGCCGGACTGTTTCCAAAAGGTCAACTGTATTTCTTGCGAAGCGGCTTATAGACTTTGTAAGTACAATGTCAATTTTTCCTGCGTCACAGTCTGCAACGAGACGTTTGAAATCATCCCGCTTCTCTGTGCTGGTACCAGTAATTCCTTCATCTGCGTAGACACCTACATAAGTCCATTCTGGATTTCTCTGTATGAAAGAACTATAGTAACTTATCTGGGCTGAAAAGGAATGTAAAAGTACTTCGGTATCTTTGGATACACGAGCGTAGGCTGCTACCCTTTTCATTAGTTTTATCTTCGGTATAGCCTCCCCTATTTTGCTTATTTTCCGCATAATATCGACTCCTTCCCAACACTATATATCACTCTAAAGGCCTACTAATTCAAGCTAATGTCGGAGAATAATGTGCCGAAAATAGGGCGGTATTTATCCAGCATAATTGTATTAAATTCATGGTATTCCTCTTCGGAAATCATGTCCTTATTCATCATTGATCTAACAAGACTCATTGTGGTCTGATACAGTAATTCATTTCGGAACTGGTCTTCACTCATCCTGAACACCTCCAAATCGTTCAGCCACATAACATTCATGGCTGCAATATTTCCTATGAGAATTACCATAGACCGTAAATGACTTTTCACAGTGAGGACAGATATACTCATACACTGCTTTACGCTTTACGCTGTCAAGATTGTTGTTCCACCACTTCATCCTGCACTTGTCGGAGCAGAACTTTTTCTCTTTCCGTCCTGGGTTCTGTTTCACTGCAACCCCACAGCTCATGCATAAATGTATTCTTTCTCCTGACAGGATCGGTGTCTTAGTTAGCTCTACTGTTGCTTTTCCAGTCAGATTGTATCTTCGACAAAAGGACTTTACTGTATTTTCCGAGATACCTAACATTTGAGCAACTCTGATATAGCCGTACCCATCAGCGCGCAATTTTATAATTTGTAATTTCTGTTCTTCTGTCATTAAAATGCACCTCCAATCGTTGAGGAATTACCCCTCTAACTTCCTAAGGACAGAAATCATCAATTTGACCGGATATTAATAACAAAAAAATAGCCGCTAAGTGAATTTAATCACCCAACGGCTTTAACAGTAAATTATTCTTATTTGATGATAGCATCGGTAAATCCAGCAGCCTTGACCTTATCAAGAAAGGCTTCAGCGTTTGATTTGGAAGAAAATGCTCCAATCTGTATCCTATAATATTTCTCATCTTTTGCCTGAAGTCTTTCTTTCACTTCATTTCTAAAAGTGTCCATGGTCTCACCATGCCTTGGAAACCAGTGCATTACATCTGCATGGTTACTGGCTATACCAAGTTTATATCCTTCACTATGACAGATAATATTGTTTTCATTCAGACCATACAACTTGCAAAGATACACGCAAAGCTCTATTGCTTCAATAAACACCTTACGGAAGTATGATCTATCGGTTAAGTTATCCTCACAAATCTCAAAACTGATATGTGTGTCATTGCCAGACCCTTTCCATCCACTACTACAATGCCACCCTCGATGGTTCCACGGCAACGTTTGGTAGGTAGCTATAGAACCATCCGTCAATTTGCCAATAAAGGCATGAACACATACTTGCTTTCCTCCTGGTTTATCTTGATTCCAATGGTTATTGTATCGATCCTTACCAAGCAGACCATCATCCGGACCAATATAGCGTTTTAGCCATGGATTACTAGCACCAGTGGAATGTACCATAATACCTTTTGGTGTTATAGTTTTGCCTGCTTTATAACAGGCATTTTTTGTTAGTATCAATTTATGCAAATTCAATATTATCACCTCATAATTTTCAGTTGGTTGGTAGAGTTACTGGGTACAGATGATAAGTAAATTTCAGATCACAGTAAGCACTGGTCGATGTGCCATCACTCCCCATATTGACATATAACCCATAACCTGAAGGTACCCGGCTTTGACGCATTTCAATATGAATATGCAACCCAGCGTTTGAACTATCAGCACCGATAGGTGTACTTCGTGAGATTCTGGTAAAGTTCACTTCATCGTTTGAGATATATAAGTCTAGTTCTTTTTCACTTGTATCCGATTGACGGCATAGGGTAACCAAATGACAATCATAAGCCGTCGGATAAAGCACATCGCCCTGCCCGCCTATAACCACGCTGCCTATGGGCAATAATGTGTGCATTGGTCCTCGAACACTATTAATGCCCCCCGCTCCGGTAGCATTACCGCTGAGGATATATCTCAAATAGCTTGCTCTGGTGAATGCATTGATAGTAGCTGTTGCGGTAGAGGTAAGGATCAATGCTGTCGTCGCATTTTCCGCTCTTTCCAATAAGAAAAGGCTTTCACCAGAAGGAATGGTAACATCACCAATGGAGAAAATTCTACTCGTCCAATAGGCTGTGCTAACTGGATTTGCTGATGTTCCTGACCCATAGGCAATGTCATTTGCATCTGGAATGCCCCTTATGGCTTCAGCAAGTTTCTTGACTGTATTGCGAAGGGTGCCTTGAATTATAACCTGCACATTGTTTGAAGCCGGGCTACCCAAAGCCGTAACAAAGGTATATGTTACCGAGCCGATTACTACGTTGTTGCCGCTATTTATGTTCACGAAAGTGATGGCCCCTCTTCGGCTAACCATATCAGGTGCAGTAGCAGTTTCTATCGGATGTAAATGGTTGAGTATAATACCAGTACGCATGTATAACGTTTCACTCATATCCTCGATTAGATCGTGCGTAGTGTTAAGCAAATTGTAGTTATCATTTAACAGATTATAGATGAGATTAAGTAGGCTATTTATTTCTTCAACATCTAATTCACCTAATGCCGATAGCACTTGATTCAACCACTCTTGTGCGGGAGATTCCGGTGGTTCGACAATCCCATCTACAAGGGCATCCTCTACTATGGTTAGAATTCGAACACTTTTTCCTACCACATCGCCGTCTGTGACTCTTATTTCTAACCGTCCTACACCGACTTGTACCGTATCTGTTGCACTTGGTGACCATGTTAGGGCTCCATCAACAAAATGTGTAACCACTGGATATGCAATTCCATCTGGTCTTTTGTAAATCGCATTTAGAGATGCACTAGGATATCCCTCTTCTAATAAGCTAGATACATCAAATTCAATATTTCGATAGTGGTGCTCACCACGCCGACCAATGAACACCGTTGCGACTTTCGTTAAATCAATCATTATTTACCCTCCTGCGACCCATCCTCTTCTCGCTTATGCAGTTGTTTTAAAACATCTCTGAGTTTTTCCGGGATAGGTAATCCGATGTGAGCAGCATTTTCGAGGATAGAAATCCCTTCATTGCTTAGATAAAAGAAAATCACCGCTGTACGCAAAACATTTACATCTGTATTGCCGACAACTCCTAAAACATTTGTATCTAATACATGCCCTACGCCTACCAATACAAAAATAAGCACCTTTTTAAAGATGCCTCTAGCTCCAATCTTACTACACAGGTTTTTATCAATAATTGCACATAACACGCCCGTTATATAATCAATTACGACAAAGGTGATGAGTGCATAGAGAAAGCCATCAAGCCCACCGAGAAACCAACCAATAAATCCTCCAGCGACTGTTAATGCAGCCTGTATCTTGTTCCATATCTCTTTCATTCTCTAATCCTCCAATCTTATTTTTGCATACAAAAAGCGCCCCTGATTTTCAAGAGCGCCATATCATATTTACTTATAGTATCAGTATCAACTCTTGTAATTGAGTTATTACCTCTGCCTTTGGCCTACCAAAAACAAAAGGTATCCATTCTACTGGAGGTATGTCAAAAATTGATGTTTCATCAAACCCATTAATTTTAGTGATAACAGGTTCAATCGCAGCACGTAGCTCTGCTATGTGTTGTGGCCACACTTCTACTGTGGTCTTACCAGAAATGATTTCCTCACCCCATACAATCGGAGTCATACAGTGGAATTCACGAATGGTATTAACAGCAGTACGAAGAGCTTTAATATGCATAGCCTTAACAGAAGTTACATTCGCAGTAATTGTCTCAAAAGGTGAAGACTGAATATTAAATGTTTTTCCAATCTCAACACTTGATGTCAATAAATCACTATCCAAACACCGGATGGTCACTGTATGGTTTCCATACGATAATTCCGATGATTGAAATACGGTTTTAGTGTTATCTCCAAGGTAGCCACTTATAGAGAACATCTCAGGATTATCAACACTGTTATACCACACTCCCGAGTTAAGTCTCACCTGAACAATCTGTGTCTGGCCATCTGGTTCTATACCTGTTGTGATAAAAAAGTGCGGTGTGGTATTGTATGTGATTCTACCGGACATTGGACATCCAATTTGAGGTGCTGTGGGAGGGCTGTTTTTCCTAACTATATTACTATTCACATATGCGGAAACTGCATCTAATGTATCTGTAACACCGATACGATATCTTGTTGAAGTTCCGGGAATATTGGATGCTTCCGTCACGTAATTGCCAGATGTCTCACTAGATACAATCGTTGCTAATGTTTCGTAGGATGACCATGGTGGATTACCCATATATGCTGTACTACGTTGAATTACATATTGTTTGATTGGACTAGTACCCGGTAGCGCTCCACTCCAAGATATTACTACAGTTGGTGTCTCATATAAGGTTGGTGAAATCGTCATAATTGAAGGTGGTGTTGGTAGCGTATTTTTGCGAACATTGTTTACAGCGTTCTTCCAAATAGAATAATAACTACTGCCTGCTGCCCCCAATGTACGAATTCTAAATCTGCGGTAATATCCACGTGTAGATGGAGGGGACGCACTTGTGGTTCCACTTGTGCCAGAAGACATAATTGTTTTTAATGCCATCCATGCACCCCAAATGCTATCATCACTAGAATCGCTGTATTCTATCTCATAACCTGTGATTGCATTACCAGCTCCCGCACTTGCTTCACTCCAAGAAAGAGTAAGACTTCCTTCCGCTATTGTAGTGCTTAATAAAAATACAGTCGGTTCACCACAAGCTGTAATATTGCAGAAAATACTATTGCTTATTTTCTCTGATGAAATAGCCCCGAGAACATCAATGGTCCTAATACTAAACTGTGTATAGGTTCCTGAAACATTTGTTACTGCTGGATTATAACTACCACTATTGGCATTAAGATTGAGTGTTATGAGTTCACCCCATTCACTCCAGGTACTGCTATCCGTAGATGTTCGGCTTGATACCCGGTAACCTTTAATTGCACTCGTTCCTCCTACTGCTCCTGACCAGTTTAATGTTATAGTTTCATTGCTGTGGATTTCCGGCAAAGCTACTGCTGTTGTAGGAGCTGAAGGCAATGTATTCTTTCTTACGGTATTGGATGATTCTTTCCAAACCGAGTAATAGGCACTACCTGCTGCACCACGTGTACGGATACGAAACCTTCGGAAATTTCCTCTAGTAGTTGGAGGAGCAACAGATAAACTTCCACTGGTTGCAGTTGAAGATACAATTGTAAGCGCTGTCCAACTCCCCCAAGTGCTATTGTTAGTGGAATCACTATACTGAATCTCATAGGATGAAATGGCATTATTCGTACCTGCTTTTGCACCACTCCATGATAGGGTTACATTACCCTCTGCAAGTGTTTGATTTACCGAACAAGAAGTGGGCGCACCAGCATCTGTTGTACGGCTGACCCAGGTAACATTAAGAACAACTTTTGTCAGATCATTTCTTCCGGTAAAGGATATATAATTGGTTGTGCTAGAACCGCCATCCATAAAAAGACAGTTGCTTGCACCACTTCCTATGGAATTGATTAAAGCAGTTGCTATATTAAAAGTTTTATCCCCCACTCCCGCCGATACGGTATAGTTATAGCCGGAAGTCACTTTGCTAGGACGGGATGCAGTTACATCCGTGGAGGAACTGACCGAAGGAATGCCAGTCTGATTACCTGCATATAGTGTCATTGTTCGATCACTGCCCCATGCTCCTCCCGCAACACGTGTGAGTTCAAGAGTGGCACTGGTTGGATAATAATCTTCATATTGATTTCTAATCGCCGTAAGATTAAATATCATTACACCTACGCATTCCCCAAACGGTTCATAAACTCCTTGGCGAATATTATCCGTTGTGGAAGGAATGTATTCTCCATCTCTCCAGGTACAGGCATTTGTTGCTTGATAAGTTGCCACGTCTGTTCACCTCACTCATATACCGCTGTCACCAGCGAATTCACGGTCCCACAAAGTGTAGAATTTAATCTTGTGTCTGTGATGTTTCCTGCTGCTATAGATGTAGCTGCCTGTGGCACCAAAACCTCTGTAAGGCACAATTCATAGACATCTGAATTGCGTGTTAGGGCCGGAGCACTTGGCGATGCAGTTGCCGTCCCGGTCAGAACTGCTATAACAATATTTCTATCAAGAAGGCTCCATCGGATTATAATCCGATCAATTCTAGGGAAGGAACCATTTGCAGTTTCTAATGTCTTGCTTAGTACTGCGGTATTCTCATAGTGATACCCATTTATCCAACCACTTCCAACTGCTATATTTACTACCATTCCAGAACCTGGAGTTACTTGCAAATTTGCAGTATCCTTATAAAATATGCCATTGGAAACTAAGCTACCAAAATATGTGGCAAAGTCAGTGGCATCGTAAATCCTATCCCCGGTAGAAGAGTTAAAAAATCCGCTCTTTTCCATAGCAACATCCTCCTTCTTTAATTAACTTGTCTCAGCAAAAAAACATACGCTGAAGGGAAGCCATTCGTCTCCCGTTATGCTTGCTGCATAAGTGTTGGTGCCATAACGTGCAGCAGTACATTGTCCGTTGTCACCTATCACAAATAACCACTTATTTGAACTAGAGCCTTGGCACAAGGTACGAAAATCATAAATTGGTCGAAACCCTATTGGCAATGTAAACATACTTGTTGCTGAAGCTGAGTTTATGGTCGCACCAACAGGTGAGGAGCATGCACCAAATAAATGAACCATACGTCCAATTCTTCGGTATCTCGGCCGTTGTGCTGTTCCACCTGTATATACAGTAAAGCCATTCTGAAACTCTGCGTCTTGAACAAAAATCCATCCCGTATCTCCACCATAAAGAATACCCGTTGTTGCATCACCGTTTACGCAAACTGCCCCGCCATCCCGGTTAAGATACATTGGTGAAGCAGCTCCATTATTTCTGGACTGTATCTCATCCCCATCAAATACCATGTTGACCCCGGTACTAGCACCAATCTGTATCGGGTTATCCGTTGATGAAAGATTAACATCACGATTCGGCACTTGGAGCTTATAAAAGGAACCGTCTTCATAATAGCTGTTTGTCTTTACTATCCCATTATCAACTGCTGTTACCGTAAACGTCTGGCTATTATAAGAGAAGGTATTGCCTACAGCAGGAATGTTTGCCACAAGAATCAACGCTCCGTTGTCCGGATCCGCAATGAGATTTCCTGATTCTATTAGTGCATACAACCCATTAACATAGGCGGTACCGTAGTCTGAAAGCCAGACATAAATATCCCATATGGTTCTGGAAGAGCTTGCGGACTTTACAACTTTAATATCTGTTGTTAAAAACGGACTTTTGTCTCTGACATAGGTCTGAACGAAGGACTGGACGGATATGGTTGCAAAGGTTGATGTGGAGTAAACGTAGCCTTCTATGGTACCCATTTTTGGTGTTGTTCCCGTTCCTAAGTAATCAAACCGAAAAGCAATACGGTTGAAAGAACCATTTATAACTACCCTTGCAACATGAAAATACTTCGCCTGCGTCGGGTCATTTCCTCCAGCGGTCGAAGTATTTACCGCCATCTTGGAAGAGCTAATCATGACCCCTCCGGCAAAGTTTTGCATATCTGACCAGTTATTTGATTCACCCAGCATCTCTGTAATTCCCGTTGGAGCACCAAGAGCCGTACGAACCTGGTTGAAATCAGATTTCACTTTTTGTGCAATTGTAAGCTCTGACTTCCCAAAGGTGACATTAATACTCTGACCCTCTGCATCATAGCTTTCTTCCACTTCTTCGATACGGGCTGTCATGGTAACTCCCCATTTTTTTGAAATAACCTGTACAATCTGACCGAGGTCATAATCCGTTTTATAGATTAAGTTACTATGGTTATTGACAATGACATCGAAAGAATGAGACATAGAAAGCTCGGAAAGTCTTGTTAGCCCACGAAAGGTTAATGCCCCCTCATAGTCCGTTGGAAAATCTGTAACACGAAGATCTTTAGCATCTACAAATACTTCTCTACGTTCCTCTCCACTACCATTTGTGATGTACTCAAAAATACGACCTTCCTCACCTTCTCCCTCTCCCCCAATCTTAGCTGTGTTGGCAAATGTAGCTTTGTTTTTTGAAAATGTCTGATCCAATAAGTTGTCATATTCTTTTGAAAACACTGCCTGAGATAATGTTCCGATATACAATGTTACTGTTAAATGACCCGTCTCCGTTGAAAATACAGTTTTAATACCAACGGATGCTGCTGTGCAGAGTTCCTGTATTTCATCTAAAAGATTGCTATAAGATATCTGTTGTTTTACTGGGATGTTAAGATATGGTGATGAAAAACTAATATTCGTCATTTGCCGATCTGAATCAGCTGGTGATATAACATTGTTGTTTATTAATTGCCCTACGCAAGCAGATAGATCAGCGCTAAGTTTCTCTGTATTCCAGATAATTCTCCGTCCTAATAGTACTGTTGCAAACCTTCCACTGACAGTTATAATTTCACTATCTGTTTGAGATAGCTGTTGAAACTCAATTAACCCAATTTCATTATCATCGTTCTTCCAGATATAATTGTCCACCTGAAGTAATGTTGCATTTTCAGTGGATGCATTGGCCTTTAACTCAAATGACCCGCATTGGGAGTAACGCCTAGTCCATCGTAGGTATTCAAAGGACTCTACGATTCCGATTAAGGCACGATTTTGATTAAATACATATAGCTCCATATACTACACCCCCAAAAACTGCGGACGGTAATGTAAACTCACGTCCAATAATTCCAAATTACTTGATGCATCATAACGTAGATTATTCATACCTGGTTCTAATTGAAAGAAATTAGAAGCAGTATCTAATAGGTAAAAGGCATTACTTTCTGTATTACTGATGATGCTTATTACCCTTTTTTCAGCAAAGTGTGTGTATATGTGAAATTCATCTCCATTGTTCATTGCTGTAAGAATTCTTACATACTCACCAGTGTCTATAAGCAGAAGCTCTGGATTAGTAACTGGCCCTGATGCCCTGAATATAATTTCACAACCACAAGGTACATCTCCGAAATTATCCACAGCCATAATCTGACTTGGCTGTCTTACCCCAAACTCAATGCCTTCCTCCGGTATCTCTAATTGAAATTCCAACAAAGGTTCCCATGAGGCGAGGTCATGCCATACATCATCCAGGGTTTCAAAGAATGGGTTTGGACAAAGTAGACTTAAAAAGAAATTTGGTATCCTCTCTCTTGAAGAAACTGATAATACAGCCTCTTCAACAACGCAGGAAATTTGTCTCTCACGGTATCTTATTACTCCTGACTTCTTAGGACTGAATAATCTTAGGAAACTTTTACGTAGTTCATATGCTTCGTCTGGTGTATTGGCTATAATTGTGCCCTCTAACGTAATATTTCGCATATCCATCGTGGATGACACATAAAAAGCACCGTCCTGTTCCGGTGCCTTGAAAGTGTTAACGGTCTGACGTATGTTGCCAGTACCATCTATCTTGGTAATGAAAAATGGGCGACTTTGTTTCAACGTGATGCTTTCACCGCTTGTATTGATATAGGTAAGTTCCATAGCCACCCTCCCTTATAATTCAAGTGTCAATTTGCGTGATAGGTTTTTGAATTCCCTTGACAATTCCTTTTCAGACAGAGCCTTAGGAGTCACTACCGATATGTTTTGTGTTATTCCCGCTCCAGCGGTACTTACACCACCCGATCCTGCCATATTTCTGTAATTCATATCAAAGTTAGTAGGTATCACATTTTGCATATCCCTTGATACTGTTGCCATTGCATCTTCGAATCCAACACCAATACCCTCACCCATATTGCGTCCAAAACCTGCAAATAGTTTTGATGGAGATGCAATACCAAAAAAGTCTTTTATTTTAGTTACTACATTTCCAAAAAATCCAGAGACTTTTTCCCATAGCCATGCTCCTGCATCTGAAATGCCTTGCCACAGACCTTTAATTAGATCATCACCAATATCGGACATATCGCTTATATAATCAGAAAATGCATTAACCAATCCTTCAATAATTTGCGGTACCGCTTTTATTACTTCCACAATAATCTGTGGTAGATTTTCAATTAGAGCAACAAGCAACTGCACACCTGCTAGAATAATCTGGTCGATGTTATCAACAATAGCGCTTACCAATGAGGTTACAATCTTCGGAATCGCGGCTACAACAGTGGTAATAATCTGTGGTAATGCTTGAATTAATGATATTAAAAGTCGGATACCCGCATCGATAATCATGGGAATGGACTCAATAACTGCATCAATAATGTTATCAATGATTTCTGGAATAGCTTCCAGAATTGCATCAATGATCGTAGGCAGAGCTGTTACAAGTGATGTCAGCAATTGAATACCTGCATCAATAATCTGGGGAATTGCTTCAATTAGAAAATCCACTAATGCTGAGATAATGGCCGGCATTGCTAAAATAAGCTGTGGTATAGCCTCCACCAAGCCTTGAGCTAACCCCAGAATCAATTGCAAAGCCGCATCTAGGATCATGGGTAAATTCTCAATCAGTGCTTGAACAATCTGTATGATGGCAGAAACTGCTGCAGGTATAAGTTGTGGTATAGCTGAGCTAATACCCTCCACAAGTGCGGTTACCAATACGATTGCTGCATTTATGAGTAGCGGAAGATTTTCAATCAACGCACCAACTATCGTCATTAGGGCACTAACTGCCGCCGGGATTAGTTCTGGCAAGAGGTTCAAAATAGTTTCCAACACCTGGGTAAATATATTTGTGGCAGTTTCAAGAAGCATCGGAAGTAAGTCTGCAACCGCTTCTAAAATTGCACCCGTCGCTGTCGGTAAGGCAGCTACGATATTCTCTAAAACCGGGACGATGTTAGCGACAACAGCTCGGAATGCATCTACAAGATTCTCCGTGAGGTTTGTCATATCAGCATCCGCATTGCCTAGTCCTGCTGTAAAAGAACCAACTGCAGCTTGTAACAATCCAATAGAACCGGAAATTGTCTGGGTTGACTCTTTCGCAAAGTTACCAGCATACTGCTCGGTGTTCTCAAAAAACATCTGCATTGCGACTTCGGCTTTTTCCGCTTGAGTTGCGCTTTTCCAAGTGAAATCCAATCCCTTTGAGAGAGCGTAGGCTTCAATGTTAGTAGCATTCATTGATACACCTAAATTATCCATCATGGTAAAGTTGCCTTTTGCTGCACCAGTGACGGCTTCCATCGCAGAGGACATATCGATACCCATAACGGATGCCATGTCAGCAGCACGTTGCATTGCTTTTTCAGTAAGCTCAAGGCTTTTTTGTTGTTCGATACCAGAACCTTGGAATAATGCACCCATTTTGTTGGCGGTCGCAAGATAATCACTTTGGGAAACACCGAGGTTTTTATAGGCTTCCTCACCGCTTTTCTGAATCGACGCAGCGTGTTTACCGAAAACTGCCTCTGAGCCACCCAGATTTTGCTCTAGCTCACCAAATTGCGTGACTACTTCCTTACCTAGCTTAATGGCAGCTGCTCCGGCCGCAATAGCAACCGCACCCATTGCTACACCGATACCACTCAGTATGCCACCGAGCTTATCAAACTTGCCACCAGCATCATCTGCACGTTTACCGGAGTCGTCTAATCCCTTACCAAGATTATCTGCTTCGATTGTGGACTGCCCTAGTTCATGCTCCATACCGTTTAGTTCAGCCTGAGCCTTATTTAGTTGTATCTGCCAGTTTTGGGTACGGCGATCATTTTCACCGAACGAGGTGGTGGCGTTATCAAGGGCAGCCTTAAGTGCTGATATCTTATCTTTCTGTGCATCGATTTCTTTATTTAAAACCGCATTACGAGCGGTGACCGACTGTATGGATTTATCGTTTTTATCAAACTGACTGGTTACTAGAGACATTTCACTGCCCAGTACCTTAAACGTTTGATTGATTTCAGAAAGTGCCTTCTTAAATTCACGCTCACCCTCAACGCCTATCTTTAATCCAAAATCATCTGCCATGCCATCACCTCCTCCTATATACCCGGTGGAATAATATCATCAATCGTTCGAGTTCTCTTTGGTTTCTCGATGCCATGCCATTGCTTATGGCAGGTCCATAAATCAAAAAACAGCCCAATGGGCATGAGCCAAAACTCCTCGGCATCCATGTACATTTGAACTGTTCCATAATAAAAAAGCCGGGTAAAGACTTCAGTGTCCGTTACCCGACTTCCACGTTTTTTGATGCGGCACTCCCAGTGACGCCATCTTCTTCACTTTCCACATTTCGTTTCGTACCCTTAAACATAGCTTCGGTGATTGCATTTTTATATGCAGCCAGATCAAACGGAGTGGTTAGGAGTTCTACCTCTTCCTCGGTTAGCAATTCTTCTGGTGAATTTTTATTTCTAAGGTTCTGAATTAAGATAGACTGGTTTGCAAGTAATGTGATTAACCATATAATCTCATCCAGTGCCATCTCGAAGTTTTCAGACTTCATAAGCTTTTCACCAAGATTTTCAAGACCACCATAACGACTAGCAATTGCCTTTGTTGCACGTGTAGTCAAAATCAATTCATGCTCTTTTCCACCAATGTTGATTGCCGCACTTCTCTCATTATTCATGATCTCTCCTCCTAAGGTTCAGGTGTATATACTGGTTCATAAACTTCCGTGAACCAACCTGTGATAGTTGCCGATGAAACACCTGCATCACCATCTGTGACCTCTGCCTTCCATGGATGTTTTCCCATCCCGTCCAACTTGTTCCTTCTCATTACTGTCCCCTCAATCGTAGGTGTAGAGAATGTGATAGAATCCGCCTTCGTCTGTAGGTTGGTTGCTGGCAGACCGAATTTTATACGATACAACCAGAAATACCGGTATGTTCCGTTGGCCTTTTGAGCACGAAATCCTACTGCAACAGGAGTGCCCACGTTCTCGCTTGCAGAGATTAATACCCCGTTGTCATCCGTAGTCGCACCAGTTAAATCCGCTGCTACTGTAGGGCCAATGTCATCTACACCAAGAGTGAGTGTACCGCTGTTAAAGTCCTTCACGACCTCGGCGGCTCCATCATCCGCATACAGAATCGCTTCTACCAACTCCACCGAGAGTTCGGCAGTGATGGCTTTTGCAAGTACGGAAGGTACTGCATAGGTTTCCTCACCATTTGCATCTTCCGTTATTTTTGAATAGTACAATCTATCAAGACCGATTGTTGCCATATGTTACTCCTCCAATCTATAGTTTTTTGCCACATCAATGGCATAATGATGATATCCGGTATCGTCCTCGTGCCCAATATACCGACGTTCAGTCACCGTGAAGTCTGCATCTAATAAAGCCAGTGTGAGCTGCCTTTTCTTCTCTAAGTAATTATTCTTGGAGAACAAAGATATTCTTGCTTCCTTTACATCAAATCCTGGACGGTTATCCGCATGGACTTCGAAGATGTCTGAAAGCGGAAGTATCACGGCATACTCATCCGGTGCTAAGCCAGTAAAAACTCCGGTTTCCACGGGGAGTGGTATAGCGGTAACGAGGATATTCAATTCTTCTAAAATATTCATATCTTACTGATCTCCTCCTCCAGCTTAGATATCATTGCATTCATACATTGCTTTTTAGATGCAGTTCTCGCAGGTTTCAAAAAGGGTTTTGCAGGTTGGCCATGCTTACCATATTCAATGATACTAGCAATTTTAGCATTACTCTCTCCATCAGACCGTAGTTCCGCAAAACCAACTTTCACATTGAAGTTACCGTCTCTATCCTGCTTTGCACCGGAGAGACCCAATGAGGATAATAACTCGCCAGTGCTTCTAGATGAATACTTCGTATCTGTGCCAATCACTTTATTTAAATTGTCTTTGACTTTATCCATCACTACAGCACCACCAACTTTCAAAACTTTAGGAAGAATTACATCGGTCTGATCAACTAACTGAGATACTTTCAATAGAAATTCCTCTGGCATCTTGATATTGACTTTTGCCATATTCATCACCTCACAGTTGGTTTTAATTTTTCTGCTAAAGCCTCGACATACATCCCACGGCTTCGTACATCCTCTACACTTAAAATCTGGTATCTGCCATCTCCACAGACTATGATCATTTCATTAGTCACCTTAAGTCCGGGGATATTTCTAAATCGAAATAGTGAAGATGCAGTAGAGAATGAAGCCATATTCGTCCATCTCTCACTGCCGTGACGATCTTCCTTATAGGAACGTACACTAGCGAGCATGTTATCAACTTTTTTAGCAAAACCTTCTTCGTCTTTGATAGGCACTGTGCTGATAATATCAATGAAGGTATTCATCTTTCCAAAGCTCATATAAAATTTGCCCCCTTATTTTTCTTTGTCAATCCTATTGACATCTCTTTTCAGTTATGTTATATTAGATATCTGAAACACATTAACTAAACAGAGGAGTGAATCTATTATGAAAGCAACTTTTAATAATTTCATCACACAAAACCCTAACTGTAACAAATTTGACGGCAATGCTGATGCAATGATCATCTTTGAGTTTCTCTCACGTGATATTAGTATTATCTTAATGATTGAAGCAAGTGATGCTGGTAAACCTGCACTCACACCGTGGGCAAAGCACCTTGAGCATTTACTACTTGATATCAAAAATCCAACCATATCTTTTGATGACAACTTTACTAAACAGGCTATAGGACTAATGATTAAATGCATTCTTGAGCCATTTGGATATGTTGTCTGGAAGCAGAAGGATTTACCAAAAAGTGCGGAATCCACAAAGTTTCAATCAGCTTCAGTTTATCGTTATGACCCCATTAAAAAGGCTACAATGAAAGTAGTTAAACACATTGAAGAAATCAATTGAATACAAGTATAAAGGAGGTTTTCCCATGCAAAACTGGAATCTCATTCGCCCGATTGTTGCTCAGATATTAAGACAACAACAATACAGAAATAGTGGAAACTACAATGGAACTCCGTGTTTCTTAACTGCTTATCAAATTGCTGTTTTGGTAAACGCACAAAATCCTACACTTATAGGCACGTTGCCAATCGGAGGGGCTGGTGTTGGACCTGACAGCTTTGCTCGACAAATTGCGTGGCATCTGTCTGATGACTTCAATAGGAATGAATTCGACGGAAGTCTTGAAATACAATTTTTCAGCCTTGCCGGACTTGATAATTTTACGTTTGGTGGAGGGCAAATTCCATCTACAGATGAGTTCTCAATGTTTCGGTTGGCATAGCCTAAACCCCCCATTTCCTATCAAGTCTCAAAAGAATATTTACTGTATTCCACACTTGCTGACTTGCCTGCACACTGTCGGAAAAGAAACCAGCCGTCGAGCCATCTCTGCTTTCATAGAAGTGGCCCGACAGCATGATTATTGCCTGTTCAGTGGTGGGTGACATGGTATTTTCGTTGTAAAAACCCATAGCAACGTGCTGATAGCTTTCTGCATAGGATACGGCGGCGGTGATGTAACTTAGCAGAAGTTCGTCATCCGCATCATGCGTGAGGATTAGATTTGCTTTGACCTTGGGTAAAAGATTATCTGTTGTCATACCATCCGCCTCCTTCAGCATTTATTCATCTGCCATCAGTCCCGCCACTTTTAACTTTGCAAGTAGAGCATTAAAGTCAGTAACCAATCCCTCAACTGTTGTGGCTACACTATCAGCTTGGTATGTTGCGGCAGGAAGTCCTGTAACTGTTGCTCCTGGTAGAACTTCCAATGTACCGCCAACAACCCATTTCTCGCCGCCTTGTTCCATATGGTTTTTCGAGTTATAACTCATAGTTCAGACCCCCTTATGCTTTCTGTTGAAGAACCTTGATAGCCTCAGGTAAAATCAACTTGCCATCCACTCGCTGAGTAGCAACAAAACCTACCTGCCCTGTTGCGGCATAAAGTTCATTCAGACGCTTAAACATACGTCCTTGACGATCAGCTACCCAGTAATAACTGAAATCACCGAATGCAATCGTCTTAGCAGTCGAAGCAATCGTTGGTACATATGCCGAAGTGTACAAAGGACGATTCAAAATAGTATCAGGAGTTCCTGCCTGCAAGGAAGGCTGCCATAAATACTGTCCTTGACCATCTTTCAGCTTGCGGATTGCTTTTACGGTAGCGTCATTCATTACGAATGCTGACCTATTGCGATAAGGTGCTTTTAACGAGTAGAACAAATCTAGCAACTCATCAATGGTGATAGCTGTAGCGCTTGCTGTGGTTACTCCAAGTTGAGCACCACCTGTTGCAGCAAGAATTCCAGTTGGCTTGCCTGTACCATCACCAATAAAGAATGCTTCCTCTTCCTTATTACCGATACGTCTAGCAAATTCTCTAGAAATATAAGCTTCAATGTTGAACACGCTGTCATTTAAAAGTTCCTCTGAAACCTTAATCATGGTCCCAAGCTTGTAAGCACCGATGGAAGTTTGACCGAAGCTGTCATCACTTTCTGGAATAGCACCTTCCTCATCTATCCAAGATGCTGTGCCCTTGGAAGCAACAACTGGGATTTTACGGTCGCCGGATGAAGTTGTGATTACTTTTGCCAGTCTACGGAAGATGTTCTCATCCTCAAGGGCTTCTACAAGGGTACGTTCAAATTCATCAGGGACAAGGTAGCCACCTTCGGTGTCGGTTCCAACCTGTAATGCATTTCTCACAACTGGATCAAGTCCTTCACCAGCACGGGTACGCATAGCATTCCAGAATGCCTTTTTATACTCAGCAGATGCACGACCAGTCTTTTCCTCCATGCCTTTGTAAGGTGTATTGGTAATAGGGTTACTAGTGGCTTTGGAAAGTTCCATGTCAATCGATACCTGACGTTCCAAACGTTCGATTTCTTTACCGAGAGCTACAACATCAGCCTCCATCTTGTCATAGGTAGTGGTGTCCTCAGCGGATAAAAGACCATCGCCACCACGTTTGGTATCAAGGAATGCCTTTGCTGCATCCCATGCTTTTGCACGTTTCTCGCGCAGTTCTAAAATTTTACTCATTATGATTTTCCTCCTTCAAATTAGTGGGTAATTAAAGAAAGCCGCTTATCAAGCGACTCGATTGGTGTACCTGTTTTCGGTTTTGGTTGTTTCGGCAACTTGCTTATAAGGGAGTTCGTTACTGCCATTCGTGAGAAGATAAGGCTGTCAGTGCTGGTCTTTTCTCCTTCAGTAAACATGATTTTATCTGCAAAACCCATCTCAATTGCCTTGTTAGCGTTCATCCATGTTTCTGCATCCATAAGATGTGAAAGCTTTGTTCTCGACATCCCCGATTTTATTTCATAAGCATTGATAATACTTTCCTTGACTTCATCTAATAGTGCCTTTGCTCTCAGCATTTCTTCACTATCCCCAATGGCGATAGTAGAAGGATTATGGATCATCAACATGGACACGGGTGACATATATACATCACCACCAGCCATTGCAATTACCGATGCAGCACTTGCCGCCATACCATCAATTTTTACAGTGACATTTCCGGTGTAGTCCATCAGCATATTATAAATTTGTGCTGCTGCAAACACATCACCGCCAGGCGAGTTAATCCACACTGTGATGTTTCCATTGCCCTCCATAAGTTCGTTCTTGAATAGTTTCGGAGTTACCTCGTCACCCCACCAAGTTTCCTCGGATATGACTCCATTCAGATAGAGGGTGCGTTCCTCCGTGGTTTCATCCCGTACCCAGTTCCACCAGCGTAATGATGGATTCTTTTCACGATTTTGAGTTTGTGCCATTTTTGCTTGCATTTGAACTTGCCTCCTTTACTTGATTTGTGACAAACGCTCCAGCGTCAGCCAGTTTTGTCATATTGCCGTTGACCAGATACAAATCTCCGCCTTCCTCAGTAGTGATGCGATTCATATCCTCCAGTTCACGGATATCGTTGGCTGACATCCAACCGTTCTGTCGCCCAACAGCATAACCATTCATACGGCTTTGGTAATCGCCTCTAAGAAGACCGTCCACATTGAACTTAATAAACAGTGATGATTTCTCGGAAGGCAAAATTAGTGATTGCTGAAGGCTTTGCTCCCATCGTACCACCCACGGCGAAAGAGTATATTTCAAGAATTCCAACGACTGCTGCTCTATGTTGGAGAAACTTGACTTCTCTAAGTCACCCACCATGTGAGGAGGTACACGGAATATCCTTGCAATCTCATTAATCTGAAACTTCCGTGTTTCAAGAAATTGTGCCTGCTCCGGTGGAATTCCAATTGCCTGAAACTTCATACCTTCTTCCAACACGGCAACTTTATGGGCATTTCCGCTACCTTGATAAGCGCTATTCCAACTATCCTTGACCCTCTGAATATCTTTGATAACTCCTGGATGTTCCAGTACGCCTCCTGGATTAGCACCGTTAGCAAAAAAGGCTGCTCCATACTCCTCCGTAGCAAGTGATACACCAATAGCATTTTTTGCCATGGCAATGGGACTGTAACCAACTAACCCATCAAACCCTAAGCCTGGAATATGAAGAACGTCATCTTTTCGAAGAGTGACATATCCACCTTTGGGTTTTAGATTACTCTCGTCAGCGTCACGGTAATAGGTATATATCAGTTCACCGTTCGACGCACGATTGACCTCCATCTTGCTTGGGAGCAGAGGATAGAGCGCCACTGGCTGACCACGACCATTTCGAACTATTTGTGCATAAGCATTTCCCCATAATAAAAGATGACTCATCAGCGTTTCTCGAAACACAAATGAAGTCATCTCTGGGTTTGGTTCATTATGAAGAAGATAATATAAAGGGTGCTGAGTGATATGTTCCTTGCCACCGTCCAATCGGTATCGGTAAACGTGTAGTGGTAGTCCTGCTATGGCCTCAGCCAGTATCCTTACACAAGCATACACTGCCGTGGTTTGCATGGCGGTGTGTTCATTGACAGTTTTACCGCTGGTTGTGCCTCCGAAGAGGAATGACCCTCCACCTCCGATACGGTTTTGCGGTTTATCACGTGCTTTGAAAATATTCGAAAACAATCTCATATGCATCACTCTCCTTAAAAACGTACATGAAAAAAGCACTTCTTATGAAGTGCCTTTAAATGTTGTGTACTATATTTTCTTTTTGAATTCTTCTACTATCTGTCGTATGCCAAATACATTAGTATGAAATTTGTCTTCACGATATTGAATATGCTTCTCTGTTGCTTTAATCGCAGATGCCAAACTCTCCTTACCAAAATCATTAAGTATATTTTCAAAATAATACCTTGTCTGTTCCTCGCCTATAATACTCTTATATACTTGGCTATTCATCATGTTCATAAATACATATATTGAACGTTGTGCAGAATTTCGATTCATCCCTGATTGCTCTGCGACTTTATCTGCAGCTTTAGGACCACTAATTTCACCATGGTAAGCCTTTTTTGCATAATCATATACTGTTTCTATTTGCAACTTAGTTATTTTATTACGGTTGGCAGATCCTTCATCGTTTCCAAGAAAAGAATTTTTATTAGCGATTAACACATCTTTAACATCATCCCATATTTCAACATCATCACCATTTGTAATAAAAACTTTTCCATGAGATTTCCCTGCATCAGTTTTCATCTGAGCAAAATTCCCTTTAAAATCAGAGACAAATAGTTCAGGATATTCATCAGCATTGCTACACCGTTCACTTAGTTCTTCAACTGTAACAGAACCAAACTCCTCAAATAATTCAAGGAAAGCCTTTATTATTCTATGATTGTTTTGCTGGGGCTTTCTAGCCCAACTTGGTATTCTACGATTTGCCTTACCAAAGTCTTCATTACTATCATAAGATGAAATTATCTGTTTCTCTTCAGTTGAAGAAAATGCCTTTGAAACCCTTGAAAAACTTTCAGAAATATATTGGCTCATCATTTTTTCAACAACAGAATCTGCATCTTCCTTATTTAGCATAAGTGCTAAAACGAATTTCTCAGATACTTCTGGATCAATATTGCATTGGTACATAACTCTTGTTGTGTTCATACATATTCCTCCGTTCTATTTGATGAATATATCTTAACACAAATAAGTATTTTGTAAATACTTATTTACTAATTAGTATTATAGTGTTGTTTATCAGAAAACTAATAACCCTCTCGCATCATACACACTACCTTCTGTTTTACCACCACAACGAATAGCTCTATCAAGAGCCATAATTGTCGCAACCGTGCCATCTATTTTTTCTGTACTCTTTTCCTTATCTGGTTTGATATTACCAGCGGGATCAGTTCTAATAAATATATTGTCCATCATCCATCGAAGTACCGGGTGTCCACCGTGAGCAATTTTCCCTTCCAGTGTCAGCTTCATCAATTCTTTAGTTGGTGGTGACATATCTTTAAATCCTTGACCGAATGGCACCACTGTTAATCCCAACCCTTCCAGGTTCTGTACCATCTGCACTGCACCCCAGCGGTCAAAGGCAATTTCTCGAATATTATACTTCTCACCAAGTTCTTCAATGAATTTTTCAATAAATCCATAATGAACCACATTGCCTTCTGTAGTCTTAAGGTATTCTTGTTTTTCCCATATATCATAAGGTACATGGTCACGTCTCACTCTTAGATCGAGGTTATCTTCCGGTATCCAAAAATAAGGAAGAACGATATACTTGTCATCTTCATACTCTGGTGGAAAGACAAGAACAAAGGCGGTTATATCTGTAGTTGATGATAAGTCCAAACCACCATAGCATTGTCTACCTATAAGACTTTCAGGATCTACTGCAAAAGAACATTTATCCCATTTTTCCATAGGCATCCAACGTACCGATTGTTTCACCCATTGATTTAGACGAAGCTGCCTGAACAAGTTTTCTTCTGCAGGGTTTTGCTTTGCACTTTCACAAGCAATCTGTATCTTTTCGATATCCACAGTAATTCCCATTGAGGGGTTGGCTTTCGCCCATACCTTTGGATCTGTCCAATCATCGGCTTCTTCAGCACCATAAATGACTGGATAGAATGTAGGATCAACCTTTCGCCCTTCTAGGATATCTTTGGCTTTTTGATGTACCTCATAGCATATGGAGTGTGGATCGTTTCCTGCAGTTGTAATCAGAAAGTACAGTGGTTGCTTTCTTGCATCTCCCGAACCGTGTGTCATAACATCAAACAGCTGACGATTTGGTTGCGCATGTAGCTCATCAAATACAACTCCATGAACGTTCAACCCATGTTTGGTATAGGCCTCGGCAGATAACACTTGATAGAAACTGCCAAGTGGTTTATATACTAATCTTTTCTGAGATAACACTGGCTTGATCCTAGCCTTAAGAGCTGGACACTGTTCTACCATTTCAACAGCCACATCAAATACAATTGATGCTTGCTGCCTGTCAGATGCACAGCCATACACCTCACCACCATGCTCATAATCTCCACAAGTAAGAAGTAGTGCAATTGCTGCAGCAAGTTCAGATTTTCCTTGCTTCTTAGCAATTTCGATATAAGCCGTATTGAGCTGTCGGTATCCGTTTGGTTTCATGATGCCAAACACATCACGTACAATTTGCTCCTGCCAGTCAATTAGTTCAAATGACTGTCCATACCATTCACCCTTCGTGTGTTTTAAACAATTGATAAAGGAAACAGCAGTATCTGCCGCATCTTTGTTATAAACCGATCCATCTGACTTGAAGATGGTCGGCTTGTATGTCTTTAGTTTTCGTATCGCCGCCACCTCCCCCCAGGATACTGAAAAAGGAACCCTAAACAGAGTTCCTTCCCATAAATGTTTATAATTTTATTCTCTGGCTTCACCTTTAAGAATAAAGCGAACATAATCATCTCTATGTTCAGATAGGTAATCAATCAGTTCATAGTAACCATCACGTTCTGCAATATCGATGACAACAGGAATATCAAACATATTGGTTTCACCTGTGTTTCGGATTGCTAGAATTTGATTTATTATTTCCTCGGTCATGCATCATCCTCCTCTGCTGAATCGCTAACAGCTTTACGCAAGATATCTATATCGAAACCCGTACTTTTATAACCATCTAAAATAATACTGTAGTAATAACAACTTGGCTGCCCCAACGGTTTTCCCTCATTCATAAGATAAACCATCGAAGTCACATACTTTCCATCCAATCTCAACTTGACTGTTTCCTTTTTATAAAGGAATGGCCATCCTTCATAACGGTCTAGTGCTGCCTCATCTGCAGGTGTGATCTCCCATATAAGTACTGGCACACAACCTCCCTTATATGGCTCAATGGTTGCCACAGCCCCCGCATGTGAGCCTCTGAAAAGCAGACGATGATCTTTTATAATACTTTCACCGACTACCTTTGCAGTGGGGCATCTATTCGCCATTTGCTCCAAATTGAGATTGGAGCCATAGGCAACATATAGTTTGTTTTTCATTGTAAATCCTCCTTCTTAGTATTTTGTCTATTGGTCTGTTCAGGCGGCCCGAAATCGCCAAGCCGCTGACCCTGAAAGTGCTGTTGTCAGATGTTCTCTGCAGTTTGCAAATTCCTCGCCAATAAAACCAATACGATTCAAGTAGGTTCTCATTGCAAATTTTTCATTCTCAACCTGCGGTTTCTTTGCTGATGCACATTTCTGTGTTAAAGCTTGGTGGTTGAGGGCAAGGGCAAGAACAATGTAGCTTCTTATCTTGCCCGCATGAAGCTCGCTATTAAACCCTCTAAGTTCCACTGTGTGATTGCTTGTAAAAAAGCTATGAAGATTTAGAAAATGGTATCGACTGTTGTGATAATGTGTACTGCGGCCTTCGCTGTATCCCTCGTACCATATTTCTTCAATCTGGCGCATGGTGGTTGGTTTCTTGCGGTTAAGTTTCTCGACCAGAATGCTATCCATCTTTTTGCAATAGTTCATTCTTTGAGGCGCAATCTCTAGCGCTTTATAAAAAAGGTCATTCTTGCTTGCGATAATGTTTACAAAGTTCCGAATACTCCTTGGTGTATGTTCTGCACCATCAAGGTGAATATGGATACCGCAAGAGGTGTTTGAAAATGCACCAGCTTGTCGTAGCTGTCTAACTAATTCTTGCAGAGTTTCGATATCCTGCTGATAAGATAGGATTGGGCTAACCAACTCCACACTGTACTCTCTGCCTGCGGATACCTTTCTTCCGTTCTCTTTGCTTTGACAATTGATGCTGCCGTCGTACATAAACTTCCAAACCCTACCGTCCGTTGTTGTTACCTTCTTGGTGTCGTAATATGTGCCACCTTCATCATAAGTACCTTGTAAAAATTCCGCTGCAACTCTGGCAGCCCTTTCTCTTGTAATTCCTGTAAACTCAATTTCAATTCCGAATTTTACTCCTAACATTGTTTTCTCTCCTTTAAAGTGTGTATGTCCTTTCGACATGTACATATATCACTCTAAAAGGGATATATAGCAAGGCAATTCTAAGATATCCGTTGGTATAATCCACACAAACATAATCCGCATTTTGAGGAGTAATTCGTGTATTTATTCATCAACTTTTCTACAGGAATCCTCTCCAAAAACTATACCAAGCGAACCTCCGCGGTCCCACTTTACATGGATAGTTCCAATATCATCAACACTTGTTACGGTACCCTTGTCGCCTGGTTGGAGTTTCGTATACGGGTCATCCATTTGCACAAGAATAACTTTTGTGCCTGGTGTGTAGTATGATTTGAGTTGTTTCAGTATTTCAGGATTTATAAATTTCATTCCGATTTCACCCCCTCATGCGTGGGTGTTCCACTTTTAAAAGCCGAACTACCTGTCAGTCTTGAAAGTAGAATCTTTCGCTCATCTTTAAACTCGGAACCGATAAAACCTAGTCGCAAGAGGAAACAGCGAAATGCATACTTTTCGTTCACCACATCTTTAACTGTTGCGGTTATTCTCACCTGCGACTTAGCCATTTCGCATATGGCTGAAATAAAATGAGCGTAGGCTTTGGCCTCATCTGCATTCATGTGAAAAGCAAACCAAGGGAAACGAAACGTTTCCTCCGTCTGCTCAATCGGAAGTGCATCAACACCAAATGCTTTCTTTATAATCGAACCCTTACTTTCGATAAGCTTTTCAAGGTTCGCAATCGCATTCTCGGTGAACCCTTCCTTCGGTAGTTCAATTACAAGCAAATCGTAAGCGCCTGTGTTGCCCTGTGTCGCAGTTTCAGGTTTCTCAAAGGCAAACCCTCGGCTTACAAGTTCCTCAAGCAGTGTTTCGCTTATTTCGCTGTCAGTGCCGTCATCAAAGGAAAGGGTACCTTCCTTATCCACTTCAAAACCATCAACGTCATAGATAAATGTAGGCGCACCTTTATAAACTGGTTTTGTTTCAAGTATTTCACCGATTGCTGTAACCAGTTCTTTTCGCTCGCTACCTGTTCGGTTGAATTTTATATTCATGCTGCATACCACCTTTCTTTTTTTGGTAGTGTTATATATCACTCTAAAGCGAGTAAATAGCAAGTGGTATGTGCAATTGTTTTACATTCTACTACTTACACTAAGTCAGAGGTGTTTTGCAACTCAAGTTCTACGATACCAGCAAGCACAAAGCAAACGCATGGCAGAGCCACACCATTGCCCCACATCTTATATTCCGCTGAATCCGAGTGAGGTTCACGCAACCATTTGATAATATGATTTCGAGATTTTGGTTTTGTCGAAGTCCCTACTATCTTTCGGTGCGTTTCAAAGACATCTGCCCAAAATGTAATGTCCTCATCCGTAGGGTTACTAGTTTCAAGTTCACTACACCACCAATCCGGGAATCCTTGTAGTCTTGCACACTCGGTAGGTGTCAGTCTTCGTACAATATACTCCTCACCATCTGTATCATTAATTAATGGAGGGTCTTTATAGTCCGTAGCTACAAGTGTATTTGCAAGTTCGATTTCAGCACTGGTAAAAAAAGATGCCTTGCTTGAAGAATAAGTTGGTGTGGCTACTGCACTTGGTCCCTGCGCATTTAGTGTTGAAGAGATACCTTCCTCGCTTATACCCAGGTTTCTCGCAAAGTTCTGTCCACAGTTAAAGGTTTCTCGGTCAATAGCATATACTACCGCATGCTTATCTACGGTGTTTAATGTGAAAGAAATTCCTTCACTTACACCATCGCCCTGTGGACCATTGCAATCTTTTCTACCAATCATGGAACCCTGCAAAGCAACTACAGCAATACCACCTTGATTACACGATGGATTTCCTCCGTTACAATCCACGGTTCGAGAGGTTTCTGCCTCATAGATACCGCTATAAGGGTTATCGGATTTCATAGAGTTGCTATCTTTGGCACAAATTCCGAAAGCAGTCGGTACAAATAAGGTCTGATCATTATTACAAGAAATCGTCGACGATTTGTTATCCTGTATTAATGCTCCCTTGCCACCACCTTCACAGCCACATCGTATTTTTAATATCTTAGGTGTTTCCATAACAAAGGGTTGATTATTACCACCGGTTCCAAACTTAGCAAGAACTGTCTGTGCTGTTTCAAGTGGCCCCACATATCGGCTGTCTTGTGAATGGTTTTCAAATACAAGTGGAGGGTGATTAGATCTGGCACGAAGGGTGCTAGTCATATCCTCCGTCACATCCATCCGGTGACCACCTTGGTCATTTAAGCAGATTGCGCCTGTTTCTCCAGTGCTATCTTTAACATTGATGGTAGTTCCTTCCCACGGCTTGATGCTCTGCGAAGAATACCTTGACAAGCCTTCGGACTCAAATAATATTTTTCCGGCACACCTACCTGCAAAATCTGCGACAAGGTAGATACGTTTTCTTCGTTGGGGAACTCCCCAATATTGCGCGTCAAACGTTCTCCATGCAATGGAGTAATCTCCTCCCACGATTTCTCCTGCGTTAAGCCATTTATTAGGCCTAGGAATAGATATGGTTTCGTCTTTAACCCCTGTGATGCTTTCAAGGACTGCCTTGAAGTCCTCTCCTTTGTCTGAGGAGAATGCTCCAGGCACGTTCTCCCACACGATAAATCTTGGATATTCGCCATTTGTAGCACACCTCATTTCTTTGATTATTCGTATAGCCTCATAAAAAAGGACGGATTGTTTTCCGTCCAGTCCGGCTCTTTTTCCTGCCACTGACATATCAGTACATGGCGAACCAAAAGTTATTATATCAACCGGCTCTATTACAGAACCTTTGACGGTACTAATGTCACCGTAATGTTTCATAAAAGGTAGTCTTTTCGTTGTTACTCGGATAGGAAAAGGTTCTATTTCTGATGACCATATAGGAATAATACCATTTAATACCCCACCCAGAGGAAATCCTCCGCTCCCATCAAAGAGACTGCCCAGCGTAAGTTTACGCTTCATCGGCAGCCACCCCCGATATATCATGGTACCTATACTTGACATCATCTCTCAAAAGAAATACACCTTCGGATGAACCTATCTGCTCAATATAGCGTTTTACAATAACATCACTATACTTTTCATCGAGCTCTATGGTATAACAGATTCGATCTGTTTGCTCACAGGCTATCAGCGTTGAACCAGATCCACCAAACGGATCAAGAACGATTGAGTTTGTTAAACTGGAATTTCCGATTGGATAAGCGATAAGTGCAACTGGTTTCATCGTTGGATGGTCTGTATTTTTACTTGGTCTATTAAATTCCCAAATCGTCGTTTGTTTGCGATCTGAGTACCACTGATGCTTTCCTGTTTTCTTCCAGCCAAAGAGGATTGGTTCATGCTGCCATTGATATGGACTTCTTCCTAGAACAAGACTTTGCTTTTTCCAGATGCAAGTGCCACTTAAATAAAACCCACTATCTGCAAAAGCTTTTCTAAAGTTAAGTCCTTCGGTATCGGCATGGAAAACATAAATAGAACCATCATCAGCAATAACCTTTTCCATATTGCTAAAACTATCAAAAAGGAAATGAAAAAAGGCATCTGCAGAAAGATTATCATTTTTTATCTTTCCTGCAGTGCCTTCATATTTCACATTGTATGGGGGATCCGTAACGATTAAATTTGCTTTTTTACCATCCATCAATTTATCAAAGGTTTCTAATTTTGTGCTGTCCCCACATAAAAGCCGATGTCTTCCTAAAATCCACAAATCACCTTGCTTTGAAAGTGGAGGCTTTTTCAGTTCTTCATCAACATCGAAGTCATCTTCTTGTACATCATCAGCGGCGTTTAAAAGTGTATTTAATTCAGCCGCATCAAATCCCAAAATGTCGAGATCAAACTCAAGTTCTTTTAAGCTTTCCAATTCAATGGTTAGTAAATCTTTATCCCATCCTGCATCTTCAGCAAGCCTATTATCTGCAATAATGTAAGCTTTCTTTTGTGCCTCTGTTAAATGGTCGACAAATACACAAGGCACTGTTTCTATGCCATCTTCCTTTGCAGCCAATACTCTGCCATGCCCTGCTATAATGTTATATTTTCTATCAATCAAAATCGGATTCACAAACCCGAACTCCCTAAGACTTGATTGTAGTTTTTTTATTTGTTCTTTACTATGGGTTCTTGAATTATTAGCATATGGTACAAGTTTTGATATTTCAACTTGCTGCATTTCCTGTGTAAATTTATTTTCATTATCCAAGTGATTCACTCCCGTCTTAGCAATTTTATTAGACCTTTATTTGCGCCAAAAATATCGCCAGCAATTGCTTGCCCGCGAATTGTTTTGTACTGTTGTTTGCTTAATCTTTCTCTTTGCATTTTTAAATGCGTTAAGAATATATTAAGAGTCATGTACTACCTTCCTTTTCTACCCGATAAAAGTGCATCCATAATATCGTCTTGAGGATTTCCAATAAATGATGTAGTGCAATTTTGCTTTACGATATCAAAAATCTCATACCAGATGAGATTTGCTTGCTTTTGAAACGACTGGCTCATCTGTACAAATGGACTTGTTATCGCACCGCCTGTTGTTGGATGTTTTCCTAAAAGTCCGTATGTACTAATCGCTTCCTCGCACTGAATATATCGGGTGAATGCTTGAGCATAGGCTTCAATCAATCGAGGATTAACAAACTTCTCACATCCACGTTCCTTCAGCCATTTCCAAGTTTCAGTGAATAATAAATCTGCACCTAAGGGCTTACCGTCCCTTTGCTTTGCACTAAGGTAATCACTTGGAGCTGGCATATCTTCCCCATATAAATCTGCAACTCCTTCTGGTTCATCAATCTTAAGTACTGTTTCAGGCTGTAGGTCTGGCACTTCCAATACCTTTGCCGACTTACCGTTCGTTATTTTATCAGAAAGAGATAATGGCTTATCGCCTGCGCGAACTCGTCTTCCCCCTCTGTTCGTTCCGTCTTTTGCCACATTTTCGCCCCTTTCTTAGCTTGCCAGGGTTAATCCCCCGTTTGAACCGCAACTTTTTTGCGTGATACCCCACGCCCGTTGCACAATTAAATAGTTGTAGAGATTTGACTCCCCCTACCGGGTTCCCCAACGATCTCCATCTCTTGCTGTGATGGCAGAATGACAAGGAGTGCAAAGAGCCATCAGATTTTTTTTATCGTGAGTTCCACCTCGTGCAAGTGGCAGGATATGATGTACCTCTGCTGCCGGTGTCAGTTTTCCCTGTTTTTTACATTCTTCACAGACAGGGTAAGCAGCAATATAACTGTCACGGATTCGCTTCCATGCTCTACCATACCTACGGCGTACAGCGGGATCTCTGTCGTACTTCTCGTAGCGTTGGTTCTCCTGTTTCTGATGTTGCTCACAAAACCGTTCGTCTGTTAAGTTAGGACATCCGGGATAAGAACACGGTCGCTTTGGTTTCTTTGGCATTCACTTCACCTCCTCGGGCATAAAGAAAGCCCTGTAGGTACAACT